CGAGAATGTGAGTGGTGATGGTGTCGCCATCGGCGAGGATTGAGTCGGCGACTTCGGCATGCGAGAGGAAATTGCTGTAAGCGATCATGTGTGTTACTCCTTGTTTTGATTTCAAATACTACAGCCAAATAGTAGCTGTAAATGTTGTGAGGGTCAAGCCCCGACCCTCATGGGGTATTACAAAGGTGTTTGCGACACGTGTCGCAAATGAATCAGCGCGGGCTGGTGTAGTGCCTGCGTGGGAACTCGCTCGCTAGCATGAACTTGGGCAGCGGCACGAACTCACTGCCGTTCTTGCCGCCCAGCATGGTCAGCAGGTAGCCTGTTACTGCTTTCTTTATCGCATCCTGCGTGGGTGCCTCGGGTGCTGGACCCCACTGCTGGTCATGCTTTGCCCGACCGTACGCATACTGATAGGCGCACATATACAAACGGTTAAGCGCGCCGATTGTCTCCTCAGTGAAGTCAACGTCAGCGTAGAAGAACTCCGGTGCCGCTTCAAGAATCTGGTGGCGAGAGGAGTAGTTCAGCTTGTCCAGCGCGGATGTGAACGGGCCGAAGTGACGCGCGATTTGATGGTGCGTTATGTAGTTGTTGTCCACCGACTCGCGCAGGTCTGCTTGTATGCCCTCGATACTGAACCACAGCATGTCGTGCATGATGTCCAGCTTACGCCGCATGTCTGCGCGCCTCGACTTGTCGAACTCCCCTGACACCCGCTTGTACACCGGCAGGTGATCGCTATCAGCCACGATGAGCCTGTTGTCCTCGTTGAACGTCAGCTTGCATGCCCACTGGTTGTCTATCCACTCGGACGACTTGGCACGGGGGTTTATCGGCACAGCCACGGTTGTGTCGTGTGTTGTGAGGAATGGCTGCGCGTATCTCCAGCCATGCTGATCCATGAATGCACGCGTCTGCACCGAAGGCCAGCCACCATACGTAAGGTAGACGACACGCTCGCCATCCTCAGTGGGAGCCATGTAACGGATGACGCTCGTGTTGTGCAGGATGAGGTCGAAGTACGCAGGGGTGCTGTCGGTTGTGTCGAAGAATGTGCGTCCAGCAGCCATTCTGTACTGGCGCATGCGTGGGGTCGGTTCCCCACCGTCGATATAGATGGGGCGCTCGTTGTCTGCCCACTTGGATGAGCGCGGCTTGGGGTAGCGCGTGAAGAACATGAGCGCTTGGCTGAAGGTCTGGAGGGACTTGCATTTGTATGCTTTGTTGCTGAACGATGCCATGGTTACTCTCCTTGGTTGTTTGTGTTTGGCACGCTAGGGGTAGCGTGCCCGTTACTTCATCAACTCTTCGATCTGCATCGTCATGCGCAGCGCATCCAGTTGCTTCTGCGCTTTGATCCGCGCGAACGTGATGCGGATATCGGTCGCATGCGCCGGTACGTATGTGCGGCTGAACCGCACGGTGTTTGTACGTGAGTCACGCTTGCCCACTTCTTGCAGATAATGTTCGTGCATGTTTACTCTCCTTGTTGTTTGGTTACTTCTTACCTACGCGCTCAATCAGCGCTTCAATGAACTCGTACTCAGCGTGCAGCGCACTGCCAAGCGCGGTGCCCCTTTCTTTGTCGTACCTGCCCCATGTGCGATTGGACAGCAACATGAGCGCACGGCGCACAACCCTATGTTCTTCGGGTGTGAATGTGATGCCCGGTGCCGAAGGGTTGCGGAGCATCTGCTCGCGCAGTTCAAATAGATCGGTATAGATCATGTTTACTCTCCTTTGGGAAGTATCCAGTTGATGATGGCGCTGGGGTACATGCGCTGTATTTGAGCGCGTGCGTCGTCGTGGTTCCGAGCGCGGATAGTGAATGCTTGCGTGCCGCCTATGCCGGTGGTGACGCTGAATACGTACTCGATCAGCGGAGCCATATCACCATTCCCCCGCGCATTGCTCGTCGCGCTTGATATTGATGATGCACATGTGCCACGCCCAAGCTTTCTTAGCGGTGCCATGCTCTTTAATCAGCGCCACGTACTCGGCATCAGAAGTGCACTCGTACATGAAGCCCGCGTCCTCGTTGTAGAGGTCAATCGCCATTTGCTTTAGCTTGTCTACTTGCTCTTGTTGTTTCATGTTTACTCTCCTTGTTAAATGTAAAACCAACAAAACCCAACACACGCCCAGAACAGCGCTGTCAGCACCAGCACCAACATCAGTTCCCAGTTCATTTCTCCTCCTGCGGGTCAATGGTTACGTGCGAGTGCGTCTCGATCCACACCTTAGCGCCGCATGACAGGGGTTTGTCCGGGCTGTAGATGACACGCGACGGGCCGTCGATGGCTACGCTGTGCGCGTAGGTGTTGCTCTTGTATGTCTTGACTGTGAGGACAGGCTCATCGCCGCCTGTCTTGGCGTTACGTCTGATGACGTGCTGGTTGACGTGGATGATGGTCTTGATGGGCTTTGCGACACGTGTCGCAATCAGCTTGGTGATTTCCTCGTCTATAGCCTTATTGATCGCGTCTTTGTCCGGGAAGCGGTATAAGTCTTTGATCTCGTCCAGTGGGTTGATCTTGGTCTTCATGCGTTCTCCATCTTTGAATAAACGTTGCGGTAGTAAATCCTTGAGTAGCGCTTCTCTTCGCTTTCTTCGGGGAATAACTCACGCGCGTACTGCTCTGCTGCTTCTTTGGTGTCGAACAACTGGGGCCAATAGCCTGCGTCACTCGGGTCTTGGACATACCAGACTTGATTCATTGCTGCGCCTCCTCAATTAAAGACAGCATGTTGTTGTCTCGCAGGGCGTTGAACACCTGCTCGTAGTACACGGGCCGTACCGTGAACAGATTGCTCAGTTTTGCGTGTAGCGGGAGCACATCCTCGGTCCGTATAGCTTTAAGGCGTAGCAGACACAAAGGGTTGTTGTCCACGATTGAGTCCGCGATCCAAATCAATTGCCGCCGTTGCCTCTCGGAAATATCTTCGTACTTCATTTCACAATCCCTCCTGCTTGGTTTGACTCATAACAAATTCGCTCCACCATGAGGGTTGAGCGCGGCCTAAGTAGCCCCGCATGTATGAGTCTTCGATGCTCTGCATAGCAGAGTGAAACACCGTTACTAGTTCTAGTTTCTGCTCCTTGGGGATAGCGTCGTGCCATGGGGTAGGCGGTGTTCTGCCTGCGTTTGTGTCCTCCTTGATAGTTGCTCTGGCGATGATTAGTACGTGGTTGTACCGAAGCAGCGCAGCGATGAGTGGTGAAGCCATGCCCACGCGCATGGCATAAGTGATCCGGTTTCTGTTCTGCGTGGCCTCTCTATCTAGAGAGGCGAGCGTGTGCTGGGTCTGTTCCGCGTTCTTCTCACGCCATGCCTTGCGCAGGCCCGCTACGCGTCGTGTCTTGTTTATGTGAGCGCGTTGCTCTACGCGCATCTTGATTATGGGCGCAGGCAAGCCTGCGTTGGTGAGCTTCTTGAACAGCCCGACCGGGCCGAGCGTCCTCTTTGCGGGTTCTTTGCGACAGGTGTCGCAAACCCCTGTGTTCATCCAGTCCTTGTTGTAGCGCGCTTTGAGCGCGGGGGTTGCCTTGATTCTGAATGATTCGCGGGGCTTGAACGCACCGCAGCGTGAGCAGGCTTGCTCTGTTTTTTGCTCGTTCACGATGACTCTCCTGTTTGGTAATGGTATCAAAGACTGTAAGTTAGTCCACCTTTCTCCAAAAAAGTCCACCACTTCAGGCCAAGTGGACGCATAGTGGGTCGCTGGAGATGCGCATGGTAGCACGGGCGTAGGGTAGTTAGGCACAAGTGTCTCGTTTTTTGAGGTATTAACACCAGCCAGACATTAAGAGGCTCAAGGTGTCCACTTACCCACTACCCTACTACTACTACTAATAATATATAAATATAGATACATAGATGCCCCAAATCTGGACGCGCCTAGTATCCATGCGCTTCTTCAGTTACCCACTATGCGTCCACTGGTGCTGAAAACGTGGACGCGTTTTTTTGGACCCCTATTTTGATGATCTCCATAACACGCTAGTGATATGGTCCTTCAGTTGCTCTTTCTCCCGCTTGGTCTTTGCGACATGTGTCGCAAAGCGAAGTGCCCGCCGCTTCGCGGCTTCTTTGGTGTCCACGTGGGATGATCGCTTGGTCTTGCTCATTTCTTTCCTTTCACTGCGCTCAACAGGGCGCGCTGCATTGGGGTGAGGGTCTTGGGGTCTGCGCGCAGCAGGCGAGCACGTGACGCAGTAGGAGTGTCCTCGTACTTGGACACAGGACGCCTGCTAAGCAGGGCGGGGAACTGATTGGACTTCATCATTTGCTCCGGTCAATGAGGATTGAAAGAACCGCCGCGAGAATGGCGGCGATGACACAGTAGCTAAGCGGCAGGGCCGCGTAGCCCGTGATGAGTGCCGCGAACGCGGCGCTGATGAGTGCGTTAATCATGCTATTTCCTTTATGATTTGGCGGCATACGCTGATTGCGTATGCGTCGTACTGTGCGTACGCCTTTGCTGGGTTGGTTTGCAGGTAGGCGACGCACGCCTCGTATTCGGGGATGAACCAGCGCCATTCTTGATGCCGCTTGTCCAACACGTACGCAATCCGTGCATCGAGCGGTGCTCTGCTTTTCATGTACATGGCTAGTGTCTCGTTCCACTTGAGTCTCGGGTCGCTCGTCTCATACACCAACGGCACGGCGTCCTTGCCCACAATCTTCTCGGCGGCATCCCATCCGCCGTCCTGCATAAGGGCACAGCGCTGGCCTTCCACAACCAAGTAGCCGCGCTTGTCAATGTAGACCCGCTGATCTGGGTTGATGTGCGGCTCGTCGTATACGTAGTAAAGCCCGCAGTTGAGGATGCTCTCATTGTCTGTGATGGCTTCTTTCCTTGCGCACTCGGTGATGTCTTGCGCTTCAAGGGCGGCGTCGAGTTGCTCGGGTGTGAGTTTGAACATTGCTTTCATGGTGTTTCTCCTAGTGTGTTTGCGACACGTGTCGCAAAGCGGGGAATCCGCGACGCCCTTGCGGGCGTTTCGTCTGCGCCCCAGCGCAGACTCATCAGGCGACGTTGAAGCGCGCAACGGTCTTACCCGCCGCGTCATAGATCGACACGGCAGCGAGGCCGGGCGTCGCGGGCCACGCGCACCACAGGATCTGGTAGTCGGGCGTCTCGACTGTGAACGTGGGTGCGGTGAGCACTACGTCGATGCTGGTAATCCGCTTGATGTAAGCGAGTGCAGCGGTTGTTGTGAGCTTGGTCATGCTGTTTCTCCATTGACGCAGGCTATCGCCTGCAGTTTGTAATAGGCGTAACCTCTCAGCCACGCCTTGATTGAGTTTGCGACACGTGTCGCAAACGTACTACTCAGATGGACTTCAGGAAGCGACGGCGCTCGGCTGCGGTCAACTTGCCGTAGGCCGCGACCAGCTTCGCCACAGCGTCCTGCTGCTTGCTGTTCGCGCCACCCCTAGCTGACTTAGGCGTGGCGTCATACGGGCGGACCTCTCGGTCCCACTGCTTCTGCGCGGCATCGTGCCGCGTGCCATCCGCATCCTTGAACTTCCAGCCTGTGTCGGTGAGCTTGGCCTCACACTTGTAACGCTTGTCCCACGCCCGGGCTAACTCATTGATAAGCGCGGCAGGTGCATGCCCTGCCTTGTTGAGGTGCTTCGCCATCTCGGCGTGGAAGTTAGCGCCGCCGTTGAGCATTGCGCGGGCTGCGGACAGGACGGTCGTGTACTGAGTCATGGTGTTTCTCCGTGGGTTGTTGCCAGCACCGTGCTGACAGATACATTATAACATTTGGTATTAATGATTGGATCTACATGCCGAGCCAATTCAGCCTCGTTTGACCCCACCCATCCCCGACCCCCCAAATATCTTGGCGGCTGAGCGACGCCCCACGAACACTATTTGTCTCCAACACCACAAAACTAATTACAATTCCAGAAATAAATGCAACCCCCCTAAAAATTTCTACAAAAATTCCAATGAGCCTTGTCAAGTTTTAGACAAGTACAAATAAAAAAAGCCGCGCAATCGGCGCGGCATAAAGTTGGAGAGAGTATCCAACGGAGGAGAGACAACACAGGAACAAAATTAAGTGTATATTCTGCGTAACGAGGCGTCAATGCCTGCGCAGATATAAATATGCTCGATCATCTATTAGGCGAAATTAAAACTAATGCTCCGGACGTTTACGACGATCCAGTGGAAGGATTCACGCCGATTGAAAAAGCACCCCCATCGCAAGTTTTAGCCGCGCAGGTCGAGACGGGTAATTTCTTGGAATCTCTTGGGGTGCAAGACGATGACACTGTGGCTGCGCAAGCGCAGATAGCCGCAGCACAAGAAGCGTTTGGCGGCTTGATCTCAAATCAAGACGATCCAAAAGTAAAAAACAAACTACTCCGGGTTCAGACTCCCCCTGCCGTGCGCCATTTGGTGGGCATGCTGACGGCCTATGACTGGGAATTTGTCGAGCAGGCTAAGGAGCTACGCGGCTACGCCGTGTCAAAGATTGTTGAAGAAACCGGCCACCCTGACGCTAGGATTCGGCTGCGCGCACTTGAGTTGTTGGGTAAGGTTACTGAGGTGGGCCTGTTTACCGAGCGCATCGAGGTCAAGAAAACCGATATCTCCGACGCTGAGATTGACGCAAAGCTCATGGAGAAGTTAACTGCTCTCCGGTTAATCGAGGACGCGACCGAGAAAAAGGCCGACGCCGAAGACATCGAGGTCAAGGAGTGAACGCTCCTCTGAATGCAGCCGCTCTGGCGACCATGAGCAAGCAAGAGAAACTTGCGCTGCTGGAGTTGCTTGAAAAGAAAGAACACAAGGACGCTATCCAGCGTGCCCAAGACGATCCGCTTGAGTTTGCCAAGCGGGTATACCCCGGCTTCAAGGTCGGACCACACCACCGCAAGCTTGCAAAGGTGTTCCAAGACGTAGCTGCAGGCGTAAAGAAGCGCGTGATTATCAATATTGCGCCGCGTATGGGTAAGTCCGAGTTCAGCAGCTACCTGTTTCCGGCGTGGTTTCTGGGTAAGTTTCCAGAAAAGAAAGTCATTATGGGCACCCACACTGCGGGTTTGTCTGAAGACTTTGGCCGAAGGGTCAGAAACTTAATTAACGACGACCCGGCCTACGCTGAGATTTTTCCGGCTACGAAGGTTGCGGACGACCAGAAAAGCGCAGGCAAGTGGTCAACCAGCGCAGGCGGTCAATATTACGCAGCCGGTGTGGGCGGCGCGCTGGCTGGACGAGGCGCTGACTTATTCGTGGTGGACGACCCCCACTCCGAGCAGGACATCAAGACAAACAGTAACTTGACGTTCGACCAAGCGTGGTCATGGTTCCAGACTGGCCCGCTTCAGCGCCTGATGCCCGGTGGGGCAATTATTGTGATTATGACTCGCTGGTCATTGCTGGACCTGACGGGTAGGCTGATTAGTTTTTCGGCTAAAAACCCGGACTCAGAGCCGTGGGAAGTTGTTGAGCTACCCGCCATACTGAATGAGAAATCGTTGTGGCCTGAGCAGTGGCCCATTGAATCCTTGCTGCAAAAGAAAGCGGCAATGGACCCGCGTTACTGGAACGCCCAGTATATGCAGCAGCCGACTTCGGATGCGGCTGCGGTAATTAAGCGAGAGTATTGGAACGTCTGGGAACCGGAAGAGCCGCCCAAATGCGAGTGGATTATCCAGACATGGGACACGGCATATGAGGCCAAAACAACAGCCGACTTTTCCGCGTGTACTACATGGGGCGTTTGGTACAACGAAGAAGATAACGGCAACACGCACATAATCCTGCTCGATGCGTTCAAGGACAGGATGGAGTTTCCGGAGTTAAAGCAGGTTGCGTATAAGCACTGGAAGAAATGGGAGCCGGATGCGTTTCTTATCGAGAAGAAAGCTGCAGGAGCGCCGTTGATTCAGGAGCTTAGGGCCATGGGTATTCCAGTAGCCGAATACACGCCGTCTCGCGGAAACGACAAAATAACCAGAGTCAACGCTGTGTCGGATATATTCTTTTCCGGGCGGGTTTGGGCACCCGATACACGCTGGGCGCGCGATGTAATCGAGGAAGTTGCAGCTTTTCCTGTAGGCGAAAACGATGACTACGTTGATACTACTTCTATGGCATTGCTCAGATTCCGGCAAGGCGGGTTGATTAGGCTTGATACGGACGAGCAGGACGAACCTGTTTTTTGGCGAGCACGCCGCGCAGCGTATTATTGAAAATTATTCAGGGCAGATAATTAACTATGGCAAATAACGTAGATAAATCCTTCTACCAAGCCCCAGTGGGTTTGGAAGCAGAACAAGAAGAGCCTATTGAGATCGAAATTGTTGACCCTGAAGAGGTAAACATTGGTATCGGCGGGCTGGAAATTGAAATCGACCCAGATGCCGAGGATGAGGCTGATTTCAGCGCCAATCTGGCCGAGCAAATGGAGGATAACGACCTCTCTACGCTGGCAAACGACCTTTTAGACGATATTTCAAACGATCTGGCGTCAAGAAAAGACTGGGAAGATACCTACAAGGAAGGCATTAAGCTGCTTGGCCTTCAGTATGAAGAGCGTTCCGAGCCTTGGGAGGGTGCGTGCGGGGTATTTCACCCCATGATTACCGAGGCAGTTGTTCGTTTCCAGTCCGAAACAATTATGGAGACGTTCCCTGCAGCGGGTCCGGTCAAAACAAACATTATTGGCGCGGCCACTAAAGAGAAAGAAGAAGCTTCCAAGCGAGTTATTGCCGACCTCAACTATCAATTGATGGACGTGATGGTCGAGTTTCGCCCTGAACATGAGCGCATGCTGTGGAACCTGCCCAGTGCGGGCAGCGCCTTCAAAAAAGTTTACTACGATCCGGCACTGGAGCGGCAGACAAGCCGTTTTGTGCCCGCAGAAGACGTACTTCTGCCTTACGGGGTGTCAGACACGAGCACCACGGAGCGGCTCACCCACAGAATGCGCAAATCCGAGAATGAAATCAAGCGGCTTATGCACGCCGGATTTTATCGGGACATTGAACTTGGCGAACCCGCTAAGAATACTAATGATTTGCAAAAGGCAAAAGACAAAGAAACCGGATTTAGTGCCGATAACGACGACCGCTATGAGCTTTATGAAGTCCACGCTCTGCTGGAGTTGCCGGGGTTTGAGGACGAAAATGAGGGTTTGGCGTGCCCCTACGTTGTGACAATCCTGAAAGACACTCAGGAGGTTTTGGCGATCCGCCGTAACTGGTACGAAGACGACAAGAAAAAAATAAGGCGCGATCACTTCGTACACTACCAATATATCCCGGGCTACGGGTCGTACGGGTTCGGGCTGTTCCACCTCGTTGGCGGGTTCGCAAAGAGCGCGACTTCGATCATGCGTCAGTTGGTGGACGCGGGCACGCTCAGTAACTTGCCCGGTGGGCTTAAGGCTAGAGGGATGCGGATTAAAGGGGATGACACCCCGATTAGTCCCGGCGAATGGCGAGATGTGGATGTGCCAAGCGGGGTCATGCGCGATAACATCCTGCCCCTGCCATATAAAGAACCTAGTAACACTCTATATAACCTGCTCAACACAATTGTTGAAGAAGGGCGACGATTTGCTGCCACCGCCGATATTAAAGTCGCGGATATGTCGGCAAACACCCCTGTAGGGACAACGCTGGCAATTCTTGAGCGCATGCTCAAGGTCATGAGCGCTGTGCAGGCGCGGGTTCACTTTGCGTTTAAGCAGGAGCTACGGCTGCTGGCAGGGATAATCCGTGACTACGCACCGGCTGAGTATGACTTTGAAGTTGCTGACAACCAGCAAAAGGCGCGTAAGAGTGACTTCAGCCATGTTGACATTATCCCGGTAAGCGACCCCAACGCGGCCACCATGAGCCAGCGGGTTGTTCAGTACCAAGCCGTCATGCAGATGGCGCAGCAGGCTCCCCAGATTTATGACTTGCCGCAGTTGCATCGGCAGATGCTGGAGGTGCTTGGGATTAAAGACGCCGAGAAGCTGGTGCCTGTTGAGGATGACCAGAAACCGCGCGACCCGGTGACGGAGAACAGCAACATCCTGAAGATGAAGCCGGTCAAAGCGTTTCTGTATCAAGACCACCAAGCGCATATCAGCGCGCATATGGCGATGTTGCAGGATCCGGCGATTGCCGCCTTGATTGGACAGAATCCGCAAGCACAGGCCATTCAAGCAGCGCTCATGGCACACGTTGCTGAACATGTCGGGTTCTCGTATAGGCAGCGCATCGAGAAAGCGCTGGGGGTGGCCCTGCCCGCGCCGGAGGCTGATCTGCCGGAGGAACTTGAGCTTGAGATGAGCCGCATGGTGGCCGAAGTTGCGCCCCGCCTCGTGGCTGAAAGCCAAGCCCAAGCGGCCCAGCAGCAAGCTCAACAGGCACAGCAAGATCCGATTGTTCAAATGCAGCAGCAAGAGTTGCAGATCAAGCAGGCCGAGGTTCAGCGCAAGCAGCAAAAGGACATGGCTGACATTCAGATCAAGCAGCAGGAGTTGCAGCTTAAACAGGCTGAACTTGCGGGCAAGCAGCAGCTTGAAGGCGTCAAATTGTCCCACCAGTCATCCGAGACGCGGAAAAAAGGGCAGTTGGACTTGTTCAAAGAGATGATGCGCTCCCAAGTTAAAGGAGGCGGTAATGGACAAGGTTCTTAGAGTCCTGCTCGATAAAGTTCGGGATGATTTAAACGCCAGACGAAATGCGCTGACCGAAGGCCAATGCGGTACTTTCGATCAGTACAAAGAACTCACAGGGATTATCCGAGGTCTAATCCTTGCCGAGCAGCACATAATTGACCTTGCACGAACCATGGAAGAAGCAGATGAGTGAAGAACAGACCACAGCAACCCAATTGCCTAAACCGCAAGGCTATAAACTGCTGTGCGCAGTGCCCGAAGTTGAAGATAAGTATGAGTCAGGTCTTTATAAGCCTGAATCGACTGTTCGGGTTGAAGAACACAGTACGGTGACGCTTTTTGTCGTTTCTATGGGCGATATGGCTTATAGGGACGAAGAGAAGTTTCCTACCGGTCCTTGGTGCGCTGAAGGCGACTTCGTTGTTACCCGCGCATATGCAGGTACACGCATCAAGATCCACGGTCGGGAGTTCCGTCTTATTAACGATGATGCTGTCGAAGCGGTTGTAGAAGACCCTCGCGGCATT